TCCTTCGAAGTTTCTTTCTATCCTATTTGTATTGGAATCTTTAGAAAAAAGATTATTTCCGCATCCTCCATTTCCCCCCATGGGGGATAGAGGGGGAGGATACTTTTCTTTCCTTTCCTTTTCTCTACTATACTCTACTTTGTCTGAAACTTCCAGAAGTTTTCTTGTTTTTTCTGGAAGTTTCTGCATTTCTTCTCGAATAAGACAGATACTATCGGGAATATCAAAACTATTTCTCTTTGCCAGCTTACTCATTTCAATGTATCTTATCTGAATTGCCCGTGATGTTATTACTCTCCCGTTTGTGAATAGTCCCTTGTCAAATAGCCCGATTGCACAACAGTATTTCACAATTTCTTCAACTTGGCTTTCTTTCAGATCCCAGTATTCAGATACGTCAAAGGCAGTACTTTCGTCCCACTCCAGGAAGCAACCTTTTACTCGGTAGATTTCATTGAGTATATATGAATAAACAGCATAGCCGGCTCCTTTAAACTCTTTTTTCAATCGTTTGATCCGGATATCCTGAAAACGATCTGTCTCGGCTCTATAAAAGGGGAATCCGGTCTTTGCCATTTTAAAGTCCTTTTTCTTTTCTTAGTCGATTGACTTCTGCTTTGTAATATTCGATCTTCCCCTGATAATCAGACACGGTCCATTTTTCAATGACTCGCTTGGCTGTCTCCAGTTCTTCAAGAACCTTTACCCCATATTTATCGATGATAAATCGTTTGTAGCGGTCCAGATTGCCACGTAGGCCAATGTTGCAGTTTGAACATTGGGAATGGCAGTTCCTTTCGTCGTATCTGGTTTTAATATGCTGACGATTTATGTAGTGACCATTTTGCATTATCTGCCATCTCCACATTGCTCCGCATGTCGCGCATCGGCAGAAACCATTTTCATTTGCATCCCGAAGACGGATGTATTCAGAAAAAACTCTGTCCAACCTCTGTTGAAGCAAAGAGATCGAGAGGCGTTTAGGTTTTGCTTCCTTACATTTCTTACTATTTACCATTTTCTGTTTCTTTTTTGATTAATGAGACATAATCCAATGTAAAGAATAGCCATGATGCCTAAGAGTAAAACTACGACAGAAAGCGCCTCTGTCCAATTGTTGATTGTTTCTATATTCATGATGTATAAAATTAGTTTAATTTTAAAGCCCCGGACCATATTATCCGGGGCTACATACAAGGTGCAGTTAAAGTGCTGCTCACTTCCGTCATGCCTTCTATGTCAATTTCGCATCACCTTTCAGATAGAGTCAACGGCTAACCGATGCCGCGCGGAAACACCTGCGCTATCTTCGCTCTACTTTTGACACTTTTTTGAAGGTTTCTACCAAAAGGGTTTGTGGGCGACGCCGGCATCGAACCGGCCTCTTTGCATTGTGCGCACTCTGCAATGTTTCATCCTTGATTACTGGTCACCCAGGTTACCGCTTACACCTTCACAGGCTCTTCGCGGTAAAGATTCTAAATACCATGAAAAACCAACTACTTTTCTATTATCGCCCAATCGGGGATATAATCATAATAATCTTCCATAATTAAACTTCTATGATTACGATATTTGGGGCAATCTTTCTGATCCCGTCCAGTTGTTCATCAATCACCCTGTTTTTGTATTCCTCAATTGCCTCGTTTGCACCTGCTGACACAAGAGAAAGGGAAACATCCCGGCCATCTACGTCGGCGTAAATCTCAACTTCGATTTCTTCTGGTGCGAAACCTTTGAATAAGGGAATGTTCAGCTTGAAAGATTTGGGAAGGTTAGAATCGACGACTTGCGAGTAGTTATCCACCTTGCTACCGTTTTCTTCCCGGCTTCGCTCGATGTCCTGATTAATCTTGGCTTTAAAGTTCTTCAATGTGGAGACAAGTGTCATGTTTTCAGTCTTGTCCTTGAAGAACGACCGATGCATTTTGAAAAATTGGGACAGTTTGGAGGGTTCCCAACTTTTGTTCGTATTGATACCGAATGATTTCATCTCCTGTGACGCATCCAGCGTACCGCTAATTTTTGTGCGGTAGTAGTTTGTTTCGTCCATTGTTAAGGCGATCTTCATTGTATCTCTGTTCACAATGATATTGGATGCTTTCTGGTCGATCAGATCAATACGCTTTTCCAGCCATCTTTGTGGAGCTTCGATCGTTCCTCCAATAACCACAATCTCCGGTTCTTTGGGATCGATTACGTTTGAAGCTTTTCCTTCTCTTAATACTACTTGGATTGGTGTGCCGTTATAGTCTTTAGGCACAATCACATTTAATTTGTTTTCAGCCATTTGTTCCTGTTTTTAAATTTTTGAAAATTGTTTTTTGCATTTCTTGTGGCATAATAGGGCGGGAGTAAACCAGTTCTCCGAGTTTGTTGTAATATCCTACCATCCTTTCGTCGTGATAGAGGATTTTGGCACATTGCTCGTTTTCTCTGAATTCCGATCCCTTTTTGATGTGTTCAAGAAGTTGTTTCTTTGTTGAAACAAGAGGTTCCAGTTGCTTCTTATATCCTTGCATGACTTCTTTCTTTTCTTCTTCGATGTCGTTGATTTCAATAGAGGTTTCAGCAAGAGATTCTTTTTTCTGTGCTAATTCTTCGGGAGTAAAACGATGGGTATAACCAATTTCTTCAATTGCATCGGCATTGTCCTGAATGAATTGCCATCTATCTTCTTCGGGTAGTTCCTGTCCTAAAAATTTGTCCATATTATGGGGATTTAATAATTAATTTTCAATATCTACCGGATGAAGTTCTTTTGTGTTCCATTCCGGTTGTTTCATAGAGATAAGCCCTAAATTTCCGGATTCGGCATACGCATCATATCCAGGATACAAACCTTTCTCCCGACATTCGGCTACGGTTTGTAAGGCTTGGCGGTATTTGTATTTACCAATTTCGAGATCTTCCGGGTCCCAAACGAATGCTGCAATACCAAAAGGCGGGATAGTTTGGACCATTATCATGATCGTACTTCTAAAGTCCCGACCTGTGACAGCACTGGCAACATCTAAGTACATTCCTTCTGAAAGTTCGTAACAGAGTTTGGCAGTTTGATATGTAAAATGTCCGATACTCTCGGCTCTGGTGGACTTCACTGAAATTATAGTATTGGCTCCTATATTTTCTTCAAACTGCATTGCATCAGGGCGAATTCTCTGCAGAATTGAATAGATCGGGTCTTGATAGTAGATGGATGTTTCCCTTTTGCTATGCTTCAGTAGCTCGAAAAACAGACCGTCTCCGTAACGGCGATAGTTTGAGTACATAATATCTACTATTAGTTTGTTTGGTTCGTCTATGGCTTGGAAACCGGAAGCTGCTTTTAGTGCCGCATAGTATTGTTTAAGGCCGTCCATTTTGTCCAGATCGAAACCTCCTTGAACTACAATGTCTTTGATTTTCTCTTTATCTGGTGCGCCATCCTCTTCTCTGGACTGATCCAGTTTGTCCTCCCAGAAAGAAACAAGTCCTTTTACACCGTCTTTCGTGTTCAATTTAAAGCCGGGCTCGACAACTACTCTGGAAAACTTGCGAGGTTCGAGTATCGCTTGGTGGATGAATTCTCCGAGGACAAAATAGTTCTTGGATTTTTCGTAAGCCTCCAAGCGATCTTTCCAACCGGATTCTACCGCGTAAAAAAGATGAAGAGGGGATTTGATGGCCTCTTTGAGTGCACCGGAATTGATATAATCTTTCGCTGCAAGGTATTTTCCCATATCTTCTTTTACGACGATACCATTCTTGCGAAGGGTATTAGAGTAAATGTGATGGGATTTCTTGCGTCCGCGAAGAAAAGATGCTATCTCTCCGGCTGTGGCATAATCCTTCAATGGCCGCGTGTAATCTATGGACATCGGCACAGATGCCGGCTGGTTGCTGACATCTATGCCTTCGGCTATCGCCATGTTAATGAGTTCGTCTGCTGTCATTTTTCGTCATTTGATAAAATTCGAAAGTTTTTGACTTGAATTGGTTGTTTTTATTCTTTTGTTCGCCTGTAAAGCGTATGGTCCACATGGTAGAGCGGGGTACGCTTTTAAGGAAAGACACGGCACGTTTAGCCGCGATACCAACCTTAGCCAGTTTACGGCCTTGTACTTCGCCTGTCTTTGGATCAATAACGTCTTTGGGAGTATATAAGATCGCACACTCAACGTCCTCGGTGGTTTCCGGGTTGCTCATGCTTTGCATTTGTAAAACCGTGAAACCATTTAAAAGGCCGATCATTGTGTCTCCTTCGCTAACGGGATTCCACATTTCCATGTTCGCCTGTAAGGGGACAACGACCGCATTGTCAATATCTGTCAGTGCGTTGTTTGGGTTTTGAGGGTCAATCTCAAATACCGCATCTTCTACTGGAGCCAAATTGGGCTTTACCGGAGCGTCAAGCTCTTCAGTTTTTACTAAATCACTCATGATTCTTTATTTATTAATAGTTATACGTGTTCATTTCAAACCTCCAATCTTCTAACATTTCGTCGAATTCAGGATCATTGGTTTCTTCTCCGTCGTAGCAAAGATCTCCGTCCGGGTCTTTAATGTAGATATCCCTTACCATCGCTTTTCTTTATAAATGGCGTAGGAGAATAATGCAGCCATCGGGCAAAATACATAATACAAGGGATTGAAGAACATCCCAACAAATGTTGCAAATGTCATCAGTAACGAGCCTGAAAACATTATTAATTGAATCGCTTTCATATATCGTTGATTTTTAAAGTTTGTTTCAAAAAAGAAACCGCACCTACCTGTCGCAGGCCAGTACGGCGATGTTACTACTCATTCTAAACCAATAAAATAACTGAGGCCGATCGCGGGCACGATCCGCGTGTAAACCCAGGTGAGCTTTTTTAGGCGAGACACGTTGATATAATTAAAATTTTCACCTTGTTTATTTGGCCGCCAACCATCTCTAAGGCGGAATAAATATTTCTTTCATGTCAATGTTTGTTGTGTGACAATACGGTCTTCTTAACCAACCACCGCAAGGATACCCGGATAGGGATTGTCACGATTATAGTATGGAATGAAAAGAGTCAAAAAGAAACCGTATCGGCTTGTCGCAAGAGGATACGGATAAGTTGGTTTTGCCAACTTCGTTAGCTGTAAACAATAAAAATTAAAGAATTAGTTGAGTAAAAATTTGTCCCCGGCAGCCGATCCGATCGACAGC